GGATGGTATGGTAAATCTAATTAAATAATATGTCGGAAACAATCCATGAGACACCATTAACGGGAAAGACAAAGAGCGGACATATTCTTTCAAGAAAAGAAGAACTCTTTTGTAATCTTTTTGTACGAACATTTAAAAAAGTAGACTCAATTATAGAAGCTTATGATGTAGATAAGACTAAAAAGGGTTGGTTTAACACAGCTAGACAGATGGCATACGAGAACTTGACTAAGCCTTACATTAATGAGAGAATACGCGAATTGTTAGACAAACATCATTTAAATGATGAAGAAGTAGATTTAGAACTTGCTTCGGTCATTAGACAGAACGCTGAATTCAGTTCAAAGACAAGAGCAATAAATGAATATAATAAAGTAACAGGAAGACATGCTACAGAAAAGCACGAACACACATTTAAAGGAGCTAGTGATGAAGAACTTAGAGAACGTGCCGCCGAGCTCATTACAGGAGTTGTTGGCGATAAACGAGGAGTTGGAAAGAAGAAACCAGGAAAATCTAGCTGAAACATTCGTTCCTAATGTTAAAGGAGAGGAGTTCATTAGAATGGTAGGAGAGAACAAGTCTTTTGTTAATATGTACTGTGCAGCCAATGGGGTTGGCAAGAGTTGTACTTGTGCAATGATAATGAGAGCGATATGTTTCGGACCACCTGAACATGATATTGAAAGAAGTAGATGGAAAGAAGAATGGGGAGAAGCTCCTGAAACTTTCTTCGATTATCCTCTTTACAAGGATTTCCCTTATCTTAAGAAGGGGAGAATAATATCTGATCCAACTACGATCAAAGAGAAGATTGTACCAGAGTTAAAGATGTGGTTCCCACCTAACAGATACGACGTTAGATACGATACTAGGAAGGAAGGAAAGCAATTCGAAGCTAAATGGATTACTGATACTGGATTTGAGTTCGATCTAATGACAACTGAGCAGAATGCTAAAGAGTTTGAATCAACTGATTTAGGATTTTGTTACTTCGATGAACCGATACCAAATGATATTTATCTAGCTACAGTAGCTCGTACTAGACGTGGAGCAATAATCTTTTGGGGATTCACTCCATTAAAATACTCAGCATGGATCAAAGACGATCTCTACGATAAACGAGATGGTAAGAATATAGATTACATTGTCGCAGACGTTTGGGAGAATTGTGAGGATAGAGAAGGAACAAGAGGGATATTAAAAGAAGCAGACATAGACAGAATGATCTCTCAGTATCCAGAGGTAGAGTATGAAGCTAGAGTGAATGGTAAGTTTGGACATCTATTAGGATTGGTACACAAAGAATTTGAGCCTAAAATACACGTTATAGAGCCTTTTGACATCAGTAAGGAGAACTTTACCGTTTACATGGCTTTAGACACTCATGCACGTGTTCCAGACGCTATTCTATGGATGGCAGTAGCAGAGAATGGTAGGAAGTACATAATTGATGAATTACGATTCACTGGCACTGATGCAGAGATAGCAGCGAAGATTAAAGGTAAAGAGACTACTTGGAGAATGCAAGATAGGTTAATAGACCCATCAGCTTTCAATACTGATAAGAGAACAACAGAGAAATGTTATGCTGATAGATTAGGAGATCACAGTCTAAAGTTTAGAAGAGGTAGCAAGAAGCTCCATGAATGTATCAAGAAGACGAATCAAGCTTTGAAGTATCAGATAAGGAACGGTCAAATGATAGTTGAGCCAGAGTTTTATATCTTTTCTAATTGTCAGGGATTGATTAAAGAGATGCAGAATTATGTGTGGGATGAGTATCAAGGCAAGACCAAGGATAAGAAAGATCCTAATCCTAACCCAGTAGATAAAGACGATCACCTAATAGAAGATATGCACAGACTGTTAATAGAGAAGAATTTCGTATTCAGACCGATGCCCAAGAGTTTCGCACCTAAATCAATTAGATCCTCAAAGTATAGTCCTAGAAATATAACCCTATAAAATGTCAGAGCGTTGGATGGCTTTCATGAGTTGGTGCAAAGAAAACCCTTATTGCACTATAGAACGACTAGAGATAGTCAAGGGTGAGCCAAACCTTATAGTATTAAAAACCTTCCTCACTACAGACACTCATGCTTTAGTTAAGATCAGGTACAATGATGGAGCATTTAGTAAATAGCTTCCTTTTATAGTGGAAGTATGATATAATGTGTCCAGTAAATCTTCTGTGGAGGTGGAAAACTAACAGAGATTAGCATTTATTTGTTAATTCTTTGTTACATGACTGAAGATCAAATCAGAAAAAGGTGGACAGCTTGTTGGGATGCTAAACAAGATGAACTCGATCGAATAGAGAAGGGTTATTTATGGTTATATGAGTTCGAAAGACATCTTTCAAGAGGTGAAGAAGGTGAACAAGTTTATAGATTCCCTGAAACAATGGGATACGTTATAAGACGTTACAACGAATATCTCAAGGTTTTGCCAGAAGCGAGAGCTACAGGCTCAGGAGACGGTTGTATTGGGCTTCAGAGCGCAGTTGATCATCACAAGGTCACTTCCAACCTAGAATCGGTTAAAATGGCTGCAATCGCTGATGCTACGGCATTTGGTAGTGGTTGTTTATGTTTAATGCCTCAGACTTGGAAGCGTAAGTTCAAGGATGGTACAGAAGGAACGAGTTATTCAGGACTTTCAGCAGAGAAAGTGGACTGGAGACATCTATTCCCAGCACCAGGATATAAACAATTACACGATCATACAGGATTAAATTCATGTCCTTACGTTTTTAGACGAAGGATATATCATATAGATACATTTAAGACAGTAGGTAAGATGAAGAAATGGGAGAATATGGATAAAGTCGAACCTAGTACATGGGATAACTCTAATATATGGGGAGACGATGAGTGGGAAAGTCCACATGAGAGTGAGGAGAATAGTGGAGCTGTTGAATTCGTGTGGGTTCTGGAATACTGGGACATTATAAACGATGAATTCATAGGTTACGCTACTGGAGGGATAAAGATATTCGAGAGTAAAGAAGGTATTCCATTGAGTCATAAACAATTACCATTCCATCAGTATAGGAACATACATAGACTAGATTCTATCAACGGAATAGGAGAGATAGGATTAAACATGCCTTACAACCTGTTTAGGGAAAAGATAATGAATTTAGCTATAGACGACATTATGTTATCTGTTCAACCTGCATTAGTAGTAGATGGTGATATTGGATTCAATGCAGAAGAACAAGAGTTAGAATCAGGAGCTATCTTCACCGTACGAGGACCAGCAGGAGGTAAGTTGCAAGATCATATTATGCCTCTAAGAGCAGGAGGAGGAGTTAGTCAAGGAGTTCTTTCGGTTATTCAGATGGTAGAGAACTCACGTATCTCGGTTACAAGTGATGACACAACAGCTTTACAATCTAATCCTAACCAATTAGCTACTCAAACATTAGCTAAAATGCAGTCTCTTAATAAGAGTATAGATGGAGCTACCAAGAGAAACATCTATGATACAGAGTTCTATCTAGTTAATCAGATGGTCTCACTTATTAAAAATGAGTTGGCTGAACCGTATAAGGATGGTAAGGAGACTAAATACAATTATATTAAAGTGAAAGGATACGATGTTTTACAGGATAACGATGATTCAGGAGTTAAGTTTGTACAAGGATTCGGTGCTGGAGGACAATTCTCTCTTAATGAAGAGGTGTCTAAGTTGTTCGATGACCATGAGGTAGAGGTTATTCCAGCTCAAAAGGATGAGGAATTAAAGAGAGACCAGACTGAGAAGCTTACCATGATGATTAGTTCTGTATTCCAAACAATAGGAACACTAGCTCAGGTTGATCCTAATATGGTTAAAGATGTTTTGGGAGACATGAGTGTGCCTGAATTGATTAAAGTGCAGTTCAGGAATCTAGGATTAGATAACGAATTACAAGACATCTTCCCAACAGTAGCAAGGGAAGGATACGAGCTAGATGCAATCAATGCTGAACATGAACAGATAATGATGGGACTTACTCCACAATTAAGACCTGATGAAGATTCAGTTGATGAGGTAGAGAAACACATCCAATTCAAAAACGGTGCATTCTTCAAGAAGCACGCTACTAAGAAGGCTGAGAAAGCTTTGGATAAACATATTAATAACACATTAGAAAATGCTCAATTACAAAACTCAATCCCTGTTGCCGATCGCAAAGAAGGAATGGCAGGAGCTGAGGGAGTCAGCGGGATCAACCCAGTACAGGATAATGCTCAAGTTTTGGGAGGACAAACTCCGACAAGCGGAGCAAGACCTCCTGTACAAGCACCGCAAGGGCAAGTACAACCAGGGATACCTGGCGGGCCAGCTAACCTTGGCTAGAAGTTATATTGAGTTCATGAAATCAGCAGTAAAAGCTAGAGAAAACGCTGTAAAGAAAAGAGATTCGAAGAAGGAAGATGCGAAAAGATATTTGAAATCACTGGTATCAGACACGCAATAGGCGGTTGATAGAGAGGGCAAAAGCCTTCTTATCAGCTTCTTAAGCTGTTTTAGTTCTTAACCATTTAATATGGGTGACACAGACGCAGTCTCAACCGATGACAAGACAGAAGTCGAGGTCAAGGTGGAAGACAGTACCGATGAAGTGGTCAACACTGCTCAAGGTACAGAGGAAGAAACCTCTACAAACGACTCATCAAAGCAAGAAAGCTCAGATGACAAGCGTTCAGCAGGACAAGTGATTGCTAATCTCGGTAACGAGAAGAAGTCTATCGCTTCCAAATTCGTTTCATTAGCACGATCTAGTGAGACATCAAGACAACAGGTAAAGGATATGCTCTTAGAAGATCCTTCTACTGCTAACTATCTCAAGACCAAATTCGGGGATGACTATGATTTCATAGTTGGAGAAAAGACGGTCGAGGATAAAAGTGTTGATGTCGAAAAGATCCGTGAAGAGGAACGAGTTAAAGCAGAGGCAAAGGCAATCAAAGAAAGCCTAGAACTCAACACTGAACAGACTCTACAGGCGAAAGCTAAAGAGTACGGGTTCACTACCGAGGAATACGAAAGATTCAAATCTAAAGTAAACATCCTTGGTGGAGATGAAGATGCTATCAGAGACGCAGCGTTGATAGTAAATCAGAAGAAAGCAGCCGCTAATACAGGGGATTACGTTCCTGACGGTGGCGAAGCAGAGAAACCTCTTAAAAAAGAGGTAACGATCACAACTGGATTGAGTGATTATTCTGATTCACAGCATCTTGATAAGAAAGAGTTTGCCACTGATATTGATAGGGTGAAAGGATTACATAAAAAAGACCAGTTCGGTAAACCAGTAATGGAATTACCAGGACTATAATATTTCTTAACAAGCAAATATGGCAAATTTTCAATTTGACGGATCTATATCTCCAAATGCTGCTGTAGTAAGTGTCGTAAAAGACGTTGTAGCTGGAACAACAGCTTCAATCTCTGTGGGCGACCTCTTCAGAACAGACGATGGAAATCCAGGTTACGTTAAGCTTGGTGCTAACGGAGATACAGACACTCTTACTTTAAACAGAGTGTATCTATGTACTAAAGCATCAGACGAGACAGCAGGTGTAGACGGTACGGTGCAAGGTATATGGTGTCCATTTATGAGACTCCTAGGTACAGCAACAACACCAGGAAACCTAGCTCAATCAGTTATTGATACTCGTGTAACACTTGATCTTTCAGGTTCTACACAAACTATCGACGAAAACGATACTACTAATGGATTTATGCGTATCGTACGCCCAGCAACAGGTTATTCAGAATTCGACACGACTAATGGACTAAACGTAGCGGTAGTTGTGAATGAATGTGTAACTTAATTATTATTTAACCCTTAAAAAATGTTTACAGGTTTAAAACCTAGTGAAGTGGACCTTCTCGTGAAGAAAGAATATCTTTCTGGATATGAGAAATATACTCCTATCGGATCTAAACTTTTCAATATCGAGACACCAGATAGACTGAATGAAAAAGAATCAGTTGTAACATCTGATGGCGATATTCCACAAGTTGCAGAAGGAGCAGCTTACCCAGCATCTACTACAAGAGAATTGGGGACAGTTACTTACACTTCAGTAGAATACAAAAGAAAATGGGGAATCACTGCTTTGATGGAGGATTTCTCAAACTATGGAACGACTATGAAAATGATGCGTAAAGCAGGTTATCGTGCTCGTTACAAACAAGACGATCTAATGCAAGCTGTTATTAGTGGTGGATTCGACGACACAACAACTTGGGACGGAGCTTACTTGTTCAGTGCTTCACATAGCGTAGGTGATACAGGAACAACTCAGTCTAACCTACTCTCAGGAGCGTTGACAGAGACTAACCTAAATCTAGGTTATGTAGCTCTAGGACAGCAAGAAGACCACGAAGGACTCGTTATGCCTTTAGATATCGCTTATTTGGTAGTACCAAGAGCTTTAGCTAAGAAAGCACACGAACTCGTGTACTCAACTGACGGTCCAGAAACAGCAGATCGTAAGAAGAACTTCCTGAACTCTTTGAACATCCAAGTAGTTGTATGGCCTCTATTGGACTCTCAATCAACTACAGCTTGGTATCTCATGACTGATAAAATGTGGCATTCGCTAACAGCTTATCAGAAAGTATCTCCAGCTATGAAGATGTACACAGACGAGGATACAGACAATATGTGGGAAAAAGTTCGCTTCGTACAAGTACAAGGAGCAACTGATTACCTAGGTGTTGTTGGTTCGACAGGTGTTTAAAAATTTAACTGAGGGGAGGTGTTGACGCTACATGGGATGTAGTCAGTAAGCCTTCGGGAAGATAGCCTCCCCCTTTATCCCTAACAATTATATAATGGCAAAAAATCATACTTACCCTAATGCGACGTACTTTACGTCAGGGGTACAAACAGACATTGGTTATCTGCTTAATACAGCAGTACAACCAACAGACACAAGTTCATATCTGATTCACAGAATTGGTACAGATGTGTACTGGTGGGATGGCTCTAGCTCTGTTAAAATGAACGGAGGTGGAGGTGGAGTTACAGGTTCGCTTGATGCGGCTTATTCTATTGGACAAGATGTCACAATGGATGAAGGAGCAACAACATGGACAGACGCGAGTGCAGGGGCATTGAATATGTTCGAGCTCGTAAAAAGTGGAGCTGGTACAGGTAATATGCTCGATCTAGCTGTAGATACTACCTTTACAGGTAACTGTATCGATATTGATCTTAATTTAGGTGTCGGAGCAAAAGGTATCTATATAGACGGTGGAGGCGGTACACGTACTGCTGTTCTAGTGGACCTTAAGCACGACGGAGATGGTGATGTTGGCGCGTTTAACATTACTTCGACTAACACTGGTACAGGACCAGTTATTGGAGTAGTGATGAATGGTATCGGTTCAGATGGAGGTGTTATCAATATTGACATGAACGCTGCGGTAGGTGCTGAATGTATCTATATTGATGCAGGTGCAGCAACCAGAACTGCAAACTTGATTGAGATCAAGAATGATGGTGATGGTGACGTTGATGCATTCTCAATCGTTGATTCTAACACTGGATCAGGTTCATTATTCGATATCAACATGGACGGAGTCGGAACTGGTGCAGTATTTACTGTTGATATGAACGCCGCTGTAGGTGAAGAGTTCTTAGAACTCGACGCTGGTGGTGGAGCAAGAACAGCTAGTTTGATCGAAGTCACTAATGACGGTAGTGGAAATGTAGATTTCCTTTCAATAACTGACACTAATACAGGTAGCGGACATGTCTTTGACATCGCTATGGACGGTATTGGTGGAGGTGCTGTAATGAATATTGACATGAACGCAGCCGTTGGCGAGGAGTTCTTGATTCTTGATGCAGGTGGTGGTATTCGTACTGTCAACCTAGTCGAGATTACAAACGATGGTGCAGGTAATGTTGACCTATTCTCTATTACTGATACGAATACTGGAAGCGGGTATCTATTCGATATAGCTATGGATGGTATTGGTACAGGAGCAGTGATGAACGTCGACATGAATGCGGCTGTCGGTGAAGAATTCTTGGTATTAGACGCAGGTGGAGGAACTAGAACTGTTGATTTGATCGTTGTAACTAATGATGGAGACGGTGATGTTTCTTTCCTAGATATTACAGACAGTAATACAGGAACAGGGTCTTTGATAGACATCAGTATGGATGGAAATGGTGGTGGAGCTTGTCTAGCAGTAGACATGAATGCAGCGATTGATGAAGAATTCCTATTGCTCGATGCAGGTGCAGGAGCTAGGACTGCTGATTTGATCTCTGTTACCAACGATGGTACTGGAAACGTAGCTTTCTTAAATGTCACAGACACTAATACTGGTTCTGGTTCACTTATCGACCTTAGTATGGACGGTAATGGAGCTGGCTCAGTTATCAGTGTAGATATGAATGCAGCAGTAGGCGAAGAATTCCTTTACATCGATGGCGGTGCAGGAACACGTACAGTTGATCTTATCGACATTAAGTTCGATGGGAATGGAGATGTAGGTGTTCTTGATGTAACTGTAACCAACACAGGTGCAGGAAACATCATCGAACTCGATATTGATTCGGTTCACACTGGTGCAGCTTTCTTGGTTAATTACGGTACAGGAGCAGCTACAGGAGATTGTATGAGCCTTACTATGGGTACTAACGTAGCAGGTAGAGCTCTTATGATTAACTCAGCAGCAACAGGAGCTTCAGGAGAAGGAGCAGCAATCGACATCACTCACTCTGGTAACCTTTCAGCAGGTGCAGATCTATTCAATATCACTTCTACAGGTTCGATCTCAAGTACATCTAATTTGATGGCAATCGAACACTCTACAGGAGCTTGTGTAGCAGGATGTTATGGACTTTATATCAATGTTACAGGTGCTAACATCGAAGCTATCAAAGTCGATGCTGGTAATGTAGTATTTGATGAAGATCTGTCAGTAGGAGGTGCTCTAGGAGTAACTGGCGCAGTCACGCTCAGTGATGCTTTAGGAGTTTCAGGATTGTCAACTTTATCAACTGTACTTTATAAAGATCTTACAGAAGTAGTAGCAGCGACTAACATAATTAGTGCGGCTGAAACTGGTTCAGTATTCTTCTTGAATAACGCAGTTGAATTCGCTTCAACACTTCCTGCTCCAGCAGCAGGGCTTCATTACACGTTTATTGTTACAGCTTCACCTGCGGGTGCTAGTTACACAATAACAACTAATGCAGCAGCAGCCGTTATTCTCGGTAGTGTTGTGACAGCAGAAGATGCAGGTGGAAGTAGTGCAGCTACGGCTGACACTCCGATAACCACAATCACATTAGCGGACGGTCAAGCGAATACAGGAGATAGAGTAGAGGTATGGTGCGACGGAACTTATTGGTATGCAGCTTGCCAAGCAGAATTGGTGGCTGGAATTACCTTTGCATAAAATAGTGATTCTTGAAGGGGGAGTGGAACAATCCACTCTCTCTCAAGGACCTAGACAATAGACAATAGACAATACCACTTAACACATTATAATATGTCAGAACAAGTAGGAACAACAACAATCTGTTCAGCAGACGTACTAACCAATGCTTATGTATTGATGGACGATGAACTGCAAACAGTTGATGGAACAAATAAATGGTTTCAGTTATATTCTGAAACACAAACAACATTAGAGATCACCTATACAACAGGTGCAGCAGAGACAAGTAACTATGTAGAGTTTTACATAGAATTCGGTTCAGGATCAGTTGGAGGTAGACCAGACCTTGCAAACACAATGACTTGGGTCCCAGAAACAGTCGAATATCTTGACGATTCAGCAAACCAAATCGTATTAGAAGGATGGACTTACAGAATTGATGGAGCAGCAGCAGCAGCTTACTCTAAACGTATTCAGTTGCCTGTATGTACTAAAGGAATAAGAATCTACGCTAAAGAGGTAGGAGTAGCAGCTAATTACGGAAACCTTACGATCAAAGCGAACACAGTATCAGCAGGTTCAGGAGTATATAACAGAAGTCTCCAAACAGTTACTCTCGAAGCAGGAGATATAGAAATAGGTAAAGTGAAAGGTTTAGATGCAGCAGGAACTAACGTATGGGACATAAACACGGCTGATACAGCTCGTACAACAAATACAATGGTTCTTGCCGTTCAACACATTGACGCAGCAGGAGCAGTGCTTACAGAGGCAACACAGACATCTATAAAGACAGCAGTAGAGTTGATAGACGATGCAGTAGCAGTTTTAGGCACAGCTACTTATACAGAGGCTTCTTCTAAAGGTCTTGTAATCGGTGTAGTGAGAAACGATACTTTGGCAGCTTTAGCTGATACAGATAACGAGATTGCTCCATTGCAGGTGAATGCTACTGGTGCTTTGTATGTTGAAACTTCTGGAACAGGAGCAGGACAGTACGCTGATGAAGCAGCTTTTACTCTTGGGACAAGTATAGGTACAGCGATGTTTGGTCAATATACAGCAGCAGGAGATAACGTAGCTGACGGACAAACTGGAGTGTTGGGGATGTCTATTGATAGACATTTATTGGTTGAGACTAAAGGATACGATTCAGGTACAGATTCACAAAAAGTTTATGAAGTAGCGCCTTTGAATACTCAGTATGTAGCAGAAACAGGAACATTAACAACAGTTCTAAATGCTACTCCTCAATATCTGTACTATGATCTGAACGGGTACAAGTATATCAATCTCCAAATAGCAGCAGTTGATGCTGGAGGAGGAGACACTCATATAATAACTTTAGAGGGTACTTGTCAGGATGACGGAACAGCTCCAGCTTCTTGTACTTACCAAGCCGTTACAGCAGCTCTAACAGGGGTAGCGAGTGTCGCAGCGATAAGTATGTGGATTATAGATACACCAGTTCCTTTCAAATACTTGAGAATTAAAGATACGACAGCAGGTGGGAACAACGATGGTGGAATCACTGTCTACTCTAAGAAAATGTACTAACCTATAACCTAATAATATTATGACAGTATATGTAACTTCAAAAGACCATGTTCCAGTGGCAGATGTCGCTACAAACATAGAAGAGCGTGATGTAGTCGGTAACAAAACTGATGCAGCAGCAGCAGGCACGGTGAGTGCAGAGGAATCGTTGATGGCTTACGCCAAACAGAACGTAACGGCAGGGATTGCGATTGACGGATTCCATGATGTACCTACTCAAAACTCGGCTGATAACAGTCAAATGAGAGATGTTATTGGTAATAAGACAGATACAATGGGGAATTCTCTTTATGCAAGAGTAAGTGCTATTTATGGGGCAGTTGGTGGTCCAGCGGCGGCAGCAACAAAGACTCTCGAGTTCGCAAACGACACAGGAGCAGTAAATCTTTTCACCGTTACAGGTGATCTTATTGTCAAAATCGTAGCTGCTTGTTCTGTTAATGTAGCTTCTGCCGCAGCAGGTAATGTTGAGGTAGGAGTAGCTGGAAGCACGGACGCAATGATTGCTACTACCTTGGCAACAGATATTGATGCAGGTGAGATATGGCATGACGCTTCACCTGATTCAGACATCGAAGCTCTAAGTACGATGAGAGAGTATATTATCGTGGGAGGGGCTAATATTATTCTTACTTGTTCAGCGCAAATAGATAGTGGAACGATAGCTTTTTACGCTTTCGTGACACCTCTATCGAATGGTGCTGGAGTAGCAGTAGCTTAACC